ACGGCACTTTCGACGGACTAACAGAAGCCGAGCAAGCACGGTTTAAGAACGCCATTAAGGAAGCCGGGGCAAACTTCGCAGCCGCGATGGATATGTACAAAGACTTGTTTACGGATTTGGATAATACCGACCCTTCCACACTAAGCGGCGCGATTTCCAGCGCGAGCCAAGAAAGTATAGACCTATTGGCAGGACAGACGAACGCGGTACGGCAGAACCAAGTAACAAGTATTCAGCTAATACGGGAGCAGCTTATGCACCTCGCAAACATGGATAGAGGTATAGGCGTAATAGCCGACCGTGTACAAAGTATTATAAACCACCTTACGACAGCAGCCAGCGACGATAACGGGCTACGTTCACAAGGTATAACAGACTAAAGGCATGGAGCTAAAGGAACTAAAGAAAAGGTTAGCGGCAGAAGCCAAGGAAAAGGGCATTTGCCGCGAGTGGTACGAGTTCATCCTAAACGCGCCTTCTAAGGAACGTTTGCTAACGCTATTCGTTAAGGGTTTGGACTTTTGCGTAGAAAACGACTATCCATCCGCGCAGCTTCGCGCGGAGTTTGCCGGGCTACGCCAGCACTTCGGCATCTTCATGAGTGACCACATCAGCGTAAAAAGCGGTAAGTACGTTATAGCCTTCGGCACGTCAGAGGGCAAGGCAACTTATAGCGGCTTCGACGTGGCGCAAATTTGGGTGCGTGAGGACACACGGCTGGAGGTAACGGCAACCGATAACGCGGTAGTCTGCATTGAGGTAGCAGACAAGGCGCAAGTAACGATAACAGCAAGCGGAGCGGCTCGCGTTAGTGTGTTCCTTCACGGCGGAACAATAACCAAGAACGCGACCGACAAAGCTACTATTAAAGTCATTGATAAAAGCGAATAATTATGGCAACAGAGAATAACGTTATACTTAACCTTCCGTTTGACGAAGCCAGCGGCTCGCAAGTGGCATACGACTACGCGCAGAACCGCCACGACGCAACGGTTACTGATTGTACGTTTGTAACGGGCAAGCAGGGCAACTGCATCCATTTTGACGGAAACGGACACGCCGATATAGACAACGACGTAGTACGGCTTTCGGGCAACTTCACTATTATAGCGTGGATTAAAACCGGGAAGTACGAGGACGGATGCACGGCAAGGCGTGTAGGTTTGTTTTGCAATACCGACCAAGTGGAGGGCTACCGCGAAAGTTGGATAGACGTAGAACCCGATAGCTGGGGCTACTACGCGGTAAGGAAGCAGGGCAACGCGGTAAGCATCTACTTAGACACGCAGCTAATAGACAGCTTCATCCTGCCGACCACCTTAACGGGCGTGGCTTTGGTGCAAGACATTTACGGCACAGAAAACGGCTACGGCGATTTGGACGAGTTGAAAATCTACGATGTTGCGCTAAGTGAAGCCGAGATAGCGGAAGAACTTAACAACATTTCGCAGCTTGAATACTTCTTAGGCGGCGTTAGCTTCAACGACCTTGATTTACATGTAGAAAGCTCTACGGGAGTGTTAGACCTTCCAAAGTTAAAGACACCTACCTCCGTAGATTGGGCAGACTACCACGGCGAGGTAATAGACCTTACCGAAAAACGCTACCAAGCACGCGAAATAACGCTTAATTGTTGGCTTCGCGCAAAGGGTAAGATGGACTTCACGGAGCGAGTAAACCGCGTGTACGACATTCTTAGACAGGACGGAACACAACGCCTCATGATTTCGATACACCCTACAAAGCCACTTGTTTACGAGGTTTACTGCGAAGATGGCGTAGCACCTTCCAAACGTTGGCACGACGATAAGATGATAGGTACTTTTTCGTTGAAGCTAAAAGAACCCGACCCCGTTAAGCGAGTGATACGCCACCAGCGCATGAACTACGCCACCAGCGAACTAAAGATAGAGCTAAAGAGTGACAAGATGATTACTATCTATTGGGGCGACGGAGAGGTAACGGCGGACGTTTACGGCGACTGCACGGGCGACAACGCGATAAAGCACACCTACGCGGACAACGGCATCTATTACGCCATTGTCGGCGGCGTGATTGAGGAGATAACCGAATTTTCTACTAACGGCATCGTAGTATGGAACAAATTATAATTTACCACCCGGACGGGACGGCAATACCGCTGATAAGCAAGAAGAACGTTAGCGTAGTGAGTAAGGCGACACAGAAAACCGCCTTACTTTCTGACGACGTTATAAGTATTACCGTTTCGTCCGCAATGCCTTTGGATTTGCGTATAGGCGACACGGCACGCATTTACGGCAAGCCCTACAAACTTAACCAACTGCCCGAACCGACAAAGAACGGCGAACGCCGCTATTCCTACGAGTTACGGCTGGAGGGTTTGCAGTACGATTTAATCGATGTTCATTACCATTTGCCCGAAAACGCATACGGCGAAACGTTCTATGCAGACCTTAAAGGGCATTTAGCTGTATTGGTTTGGAACATTAACCGCATTTACCCGAACAAATGGGCGTTAGGCGAGTTCCCGGAAGATACGGACTACAAGAACATCACGAACAGCGAGAAAAACGCCCTCCAAGTGTTGCAGGAGCTTTGCAGCGACTACGGTGTAGAATTTGAGATTACCACAGACGGAAAGCACCACACGCTCAACGTAAGGAAGCAAGTAGGCATAACGCACGCCTTTACGCTTCGATTTGGGCGCGGTAAGGGGTTGTACCAGCTTGCACGCAAGAACGTGAACAACGCTGGGATAACAAACCGCCTTTACGTTTACGGAGGTACGGAGAACTTAGGAAGCAATTACGGACATACAAAGCTGTGCCTTCCGGGAACCACGCGCCTTTCTTCATTTCTTGAAGATAAGGAATCTATCGGTATTTACGGAGTGAAGGAGGGCGAAAAGAACTATTCAGACATAAAGCCCCAGCGTGTAGGCACGGTTACGGCTTTGGGTAAGGACGTTATTACATTCGTGGATGAAACGATGTTCGACCTTAACGCGAAGGATAAGGACGGCAAAAGTACAAAGTACCTTATAGCAGGAACGAACGCTAAGATTAAGTTTGAAAGCGGACAACTTGCCGGGTACGAATTTGATTTGCACACCTACGACCATGCTACGTACACATTCGTAATAAACAAGTTTACGGACGATAACGGCATGGTTTTCCCGTCAGAGGAAACGGCAGCCTTCCAAATTCAGAAGGGCGACAAGTATAGCATCTTCGACATAAACCTCCCCGACGAGTACAGGACGAAAGCAGAAAAGGAGTTAGCCGAGGAAGCAACGAAATACCTCCCGACCGTCAGCCAGCCGCAAGTAAGCTACAAACTATCGCTTACTGAAGGTTTCTTTACGCAGCTTTGGGGCAAGGACACGGCAACGGAGGTTTTACACGTTGGCGACTTCGTAAAGATAGAGGACGAGCAAATAGGCGTAAGCAAAGCCGTAAGGATAACGCAGATAGACCGCGACCTCTTGAAACGCCACAGCTACGACATCACACTAAGCGACACCGTAACCAAGAGTACGACGGTAAAGGTTATAAACAACTTGCAGGAGATTAACGAAACGATTGCTATAAACAAGTTGGCAGACCCGACCAAGGCTCGCAGAAAGTGGAGGGCAACTCAAGAACTTCTAAGTATGGTATTCGACCCCGAAGGCGACTATTACAGCGAGAAGATAAAACCGCTTTCCATTGATACGCAGATGTTGAGCGTAGGCGCGAAAAGTACGCAGTTCACGCTGTTAAACGTTACCTTCCAACCGAACTACAACGGCGACGCAAATACGCTTTACGTTTCGCCCGGACGATTGGCACACTACGCCATAGACCCCGAAGGCGTGAAGTATTGGCTTTTGGACGGCGCGACGTTTGCCGAACTTGACACGAATACGGCATACTACATCTACGCCCGATGCTCCACAACGGAAGCAAGCGGCGTTATAACGCTTTCCACAACGGCAAAGGCAGTTTGTAGCGAAGTAGGCTATTATAATTTCCTTATAGGTGTGCTTAATTCAGTCGTAACAGACGCAGACGGAGGCAGACCCGGAAGAATTGTTAGCCTTACTTACGGAAGTTCTACCATTAACGGGCGTTTTGTCAGAACGGGACGCATCGAAAGCAACGGCGGCGGTAAGTGTTACTTTGATCTGGATAATGACGAGATAGGCGGCGTTATTCATTTCGTCGGCAGCGACGGAACAATAAAGAACGTTTCGGACGTTGATGACAAGACCAACGAAGTAAAGGACTACATTAACAACACGCTGCCCGGTATCCTTAACGGCATACAAGAGCAGATAGACGGAGTAATAGAACAATGGTTTTACACTACCAACCCTTCACCGCTTTACGATAACCCAACAGCAGAAGCAGCTGAGCCGAACAGCGAATGGACTACGACCGAGGAAAAAGAAAAGCATTTAGGCGACTTGTTCTATAACACCGATACGGGCAAGGTGTGGAGATACGTCAAGAAGAAATGGACGGCAGGAACAGGAGCGCGACCCAAGACGAGTTACTGCTGGCAAGAACTGCAAGATACCGAGCTATCCCAAGCGTTGGCACTTGCAAAAGACGCTTTAGCGACAGCCAACAAGAAAGCGCAGATATTCGTAGCCACGCCGACAACGCCGTACTACGTCGGCGACTTGTGGGTACAAGGTTCTACGGGCGACATTCTACGATGCAAAACCGAAAGGCTTGAAGGCTCGTATAGTTCCTCTGATTGGGAAAAGGCAAGCAAATACACCGACAACAGCGAGCTGACCAACTTTATAAACAACAACTTCGCGAACGCGGTAAGCGACCTAACCAACCAAATAGACGGTAAAATAGAAAGTTGGTTTCAGACTACCGACCCTGCAAGTAATTGGACAGCCACAGACAAGGCTAAACACGTCGGCGATATGTGGTACAACACCCTAACGAAAGAACTAAAGCGGTATACGAAAAACAAAGTACAAATTTCCGGTTCTTCATTTGCGAAAATAGTTTATTTGTGGAGCAAGATAGAAGATAAAACCGCGTTAGACGCATACGACGCAGCCAGCAAAGCACAGGACACAGCAGACGGGAAACGCCAAGTTTTCGTAAGTCAGCCCTACCCTCCTTACGATATAGGCGACCTTTGGCTCACGGGCGACAGCACGAACGGACAGCTAAAGCGATGCGCAACAGCAAGGGCTACGGGTTCTTTTGTGGCTAATGATTGGGTAATAGCAACCTATTACGACAATACACAGACCACAATAGATGGCGGCATCGTAACAGCTGGAACGATGCAGCTTGCTAACGGCAATTCGCAAAGTATTGTAGCTGGCATTACGGGCGGCGAAACGGAAGCAGCCAACACCAGCGAAGAACGCAAGGTTAGGATTTGGGCAGGAGCAAGCAAGGAAAACCGATTTACCGCGCCCTTCCGGGTACTTCAAGATGGTAGCTTTGTTGCATCCAAGGGAAAGATAACAGGCGAAATTAACGCAAATACGGGAAGTATTGGCGGTTTTAACATCGCATACGGACACATAGGCGCAGCAACAGAGAGCGGCGAACGCGGCGGCGGTTTGTCTATATACAACGATTTTATAAATCTTGCAAACAGCAACCGCCGCGTATCATTAAGTTGTGATAGTGTGTTTCCTTCCACTTCGGGGCTTATTGGTGTAGGCTACTTTGAAAACAAGGTAAGCCAGCCATACAGCACGAATTATGGTATTTCCGTATTCGTGTCGGGCGGTTTGGTAAACATAGCTTTAGCGGCACATGGTGCAGTAGTAAGCGAAAGTTACGCGGTAGATTACGGAATAGCTAAAATAACGCCTTCCGTTAATACTTGCCTTGTACCGGGCGACCTTACGAAGCCTACGATATTCAAGATTATGGCAAAGTTCATTTACAGCAATAGCGGTATAGGACTACCGACGCGCGACACCGTTTGCGAAGAATTAGGAATATCCAGCAGCGGAACGCCATTTGCGGTAAGGATAGTTATCATTTGCGACAGAAGCAGCACGCAAACCGGGTACGTTACGGGGCGCAATACCTTTGTTACGGGCAAGAACGCGGCAGGACAAACGACCTATCCGATGAATACCAACCAATACCCATACCGTCTAAACAACAACGGAGGTAACGAAACGGGTAAATGGAACATGGCAAAGGGCGACATACGCGAATTTATGTTAGTGTGGGACGGCAGCAGCGAATATTACGCATACTTGCTCAACATACGCGAATAACAGAATTTACGAAAGAGCAAAGGGGAAAAGTAGATTTCTAAGGCAAAAAGTAGATTTGTACGCGAAAATTCACGGCTTCGTGTACAAACACTTCGCCAACATTTCGCAGCGTATCAAAATAACACGAAAGGTTTATACCTTTGCAAAGTCAATTATTAAAAACGACAGATTATGCAGAACAGAAACGGCGACCAAGTGAGCGCACAAATATCAGTAGCCGGGAAGGTGGACTTTTCCGGCGGCAACTTCCGCAAAGATACACCGTTTTGCTTGAAGAACGACGGAGAAACGGCGGTAACGCTTGAAGTGAACCTTTGGGGGATGCCCGAAGGAGAGTTTATAAGCACGCGATTTGAAACAGGCTGGAATCCCGAAATTATACGCGAGATAAAAGCCACAAGTATAACTAACGCCCTTGTTTGGGGCTATTAAAACATACTATTATGGGCATATTCATAGGCATAGGCAACACGAAGCCTACATTTCCTTACGACTACTATTATGGCGTGAAGATTGACTTAAACGTAGCAGACCCGGCACTCGTCAGAGTGGGTAGACCCGAACTGCACGTTTCGTTACCCGTTCAGTCGTTGATGCGCCGCTGTTTGCTTGACGACGAAGGCAAGGTAACGGCATACTTGCATCCGACAGACAGCACGAAGACAGACACGGGCGCAGCCGCCGACCTTACGGGAGCTTCCGGCATGGTCATGGTGGAGATACCCAAGCACTACCGTAAATTCGAGTTTGACGGGCAGACCGTAACCGCGCTTATTTCGTTGTACCCCCTTCCGGGCTTCCATGTCGTACCGAAGATGTACCGCAGCGCATACGAAGCAACGGTAGACCGCACGGCATCGGCTACGCCCAAACTTGCGAGCGTAGTAAACAAAACCGCAGCCTTCCGAGGTGGAAACAATAACGCAGCCTACGACGGAACGTATAGAACCTTCCTCGGACTTCCAGCTACACAGATTTCATTAACCAACTTCCGCAAGTACGCACGCAACAGAGGGGCGGCAGGACTTAACGGCGCAGGGTGGAACTGCGACCTTTACGCCGCGCAGCTTGCAACATATTGGCTTTACGTCATTGAGTACGCCAACCTTAACAGCCAAAAGGCGTTTAACGCAGAGCCTACAAGCGAAGGGTACAAGCAGGGAGGACTCGGCGACGGAGTTACTACATGGAACGGCGATTGGAATACCTATAACGGCTATTACCCAATTATTCCATGCGGCGTAACTAATTCGTTGGGCAACCGCACGGGAGTAGTAGAACACACGGTAAGCAACGGCGACAAGATTAGCAAGACGTTTAACGTACCTTCATACCGAGGAATAGAAAACCCGTTCGGGCATATTTGGTCATGGACGGACGGCTGCAAATGTGAGATACAGAGCGAAACGGACGGAGGGTTGGCAAAGTTCTACGTTTGCGAAGACCCGGCAAAGTTCCAAGATACCAACTATAACGACTACCAGCAGCGCGGACTGTTACCGCGTAAGGAAGGTTACGTTAAGCGCATGATGATAGGAGAGTACGGCGAGAACATGCCGACAGAGGTAGGCGGCAATTCCGTAACATACTACTGCGACTATTACTATACCAATATACCAGCATCCGGGACAGCTATGCGCGGTGTCCTGTTCGGTGGTAACGCGAATTACGGCGCGGGTGCCGGGCTTTCGTGCGCGTATTCGATTCGCGCGGCTACGAATGCGCCTGCGTACTTCGGCTCTCGGCTTTGCTTTATTCCTGAAGCCTAACACGCAACGATAACGTTAAACACGACCCAACCGCCGCGCTCCATATTCGGCGGTTGGGTTCAATAAAAATACATTCAGCTATGAACGATAACAACAATAACAGACCCAACCAGCAGGAGGACGACGGAAGCCTCTCCTTTTTGGCAATACCGCAGGACGAAGGAAACAAGCACTTCAACTGCCGGGAAACAACACAGCAGAAACTAATAAACCTTACGTTTTGGGTTTGTGACTATATCGAAGGAGTAAAAACCAAGTTCGGCGCGGAACGCTTTTTAGTAAAGATTAAGCGCAACCGCGACGACAAGGACGCGGATGCCGAAAAGTTCTTTACCAATTCAACGGAAATAAAGTACGTTCTTAAAGAGATTAAGAAGCGCAACGCATTTCCGCGCAGAGTAACCATGAGGGCAAGCGGCACACGCTACTACTTTGAATAAAATATAAAGGTTGTTTGTCCTTTGGGTGTCCTGTTCGGTGGTAACGCGAATAACAGCGCGAATGCCGGGCTTTCGTACGCGAATACGAATAACGCGGCTACGAATACGAATGCGAACATCGGCTCTCAGCTATTCTGATAACATTTAGCAAAACAATACAAGGGCAAAGACCACGCCAACCAAAAGGCGAAAAACAGTAAACATTAACGGGATTTGGTAGGGCTACCGAAGAACCCCACTTAATCAGCAAAGCAACAACTATGAAAAGGTTAGGCAACCTATACGACAAAATAATAAGCATGGATAATTTGCGACTTGCGGACGAACGCGCCCGTAAGGGCAAAACCCATTCTTACGGCGTAAGGGTACACGACAAGCACGCCGAAGCCGACCTTTTGGCTTTGCACGAAGCATTGAAAGCAGGAACTTACAAGACTTCGGAATATAGTATTTTCACGATATACGAACCAAAAGAACGTATTATTTACCGTCTTCCATACTTTCCCGACCGCATCGTACACCACGCAATAATGAACATTTTGGAGCCTGTATGGGTGTCAGTATTCACGGCAGACACTTATAGCTGCATAAAAGGGCGAGGAATACAGGCGGCAGCGGATAAGGTACGGAAGGCGATAGACCGGGACAAGCCCGGCTGCGCGTATTGTCTGAAGATAGACATACGCAAGTTTTACCCTTCAATAGACCACGACGTATTAAAGGCTATTGTTCGCCGGAAGATTAAGGACACACGGCTGCTTAAACTTTTGGACGAGATAATAGACAGCGCGGAGGGCTTGCCGATTGGCAACTACCTAAGCCAATACTTAGCAAACCTCGTATTAACTTACTTCGACCATTGGGTAAAGGAGGTTAGACTGGTAAAGTATTACTTCCGATACGCCGACGATATTGTAGTATTGCACAGCAGCAAGAAGTATTTACGCGAATTGCTTGCCGAGTTTGAAACCTACCTTACGGGCTTGAAGCTGCATGTAAAGGACAATAAGCAGATTTTCCCGGTAGCGAAAGACCACAAGGACAGGCACGGGCGCGGTATAGACTTCTTAGGCTTTGTGTTCTACCACAACGAAACACGGCTAAGAAAGCGTATTAAGCAAAACCTTTGCCGGAAGGTAGCCAAGTTGAGGAAAAGGAAGAAGCCGCTAACTAACGAGGAGTTCAAGCAGCGCATCGCGTCATGGTGGGGATGGGCAAAACACAGCGATAGCGAGTATTTTATTAACAAGTTAAATTCAAAGATTAAACCGTATGAAATCAAGTTCAAACGTTAGACCCGACATTATCCAAGATTTGGGTAACGGGTCATTCCACTATAACTATAATATTGTGGAAGAGAAGGTTGCAGACGAGGAGGTAGGCGAAAAGACCGTTTACAACTTCGATACGGTGCAAGTGTGGGAGAAGCCGACCTACGAAAACCTTACGCGAGCAGTCATCCGTAACGAGGTGGACGAAAACGAGGAGTTCTCACTCATCAACGACTACTACGCCGCGCAGTTGGGGCTGGAAACCGACAGCGCACGCAAGGCGAAGGCAGTAACGGAGTACAAAGACCATCTTAGCCGCGTGATTGCCATTAAGACGATGGTACGCGCGGACTTGCAGACCGCAGGGTATAACCAAACAGAGTAAGGCATGGAGTATTTACCAGCAATAATTAGCGCGATTGGCACGATCATCGCGGCATGGTTCGCATACAACCAATACACCAAGAACAAAATAACGGACTTGAAGGTAGAGCAGATGCGGACAGAGAACGAGATGCGGAGGAAGCGACGCGCGGACAATTCGGCGGTAGTTTACGGTGAGTTGTGGGAAATCCTGCACGACCTTAAAGCCGACCGGGTTTATATTGTGCAGCCGCACCCGTTGGGCAACGAAAGTATGATAAGCATATACTTTGAAAGCAAGCGTAAGGGCGTGGAGAGCATGAAGCCGCGTATTCAGAACTTGAAGATGGGCGACGTAGCCAAGTTTTGCAGCGACCTAACAAAGAACTTGTTTATGTTCATTACCGACATAGACGGGCAAGTTAAGGACAGATGCGCAAAATCCTTGCTTTCGTCCTGCGGTACTTCGCAAGTGATAATAAAGCGACTTAGCGATAATAGCCACGATTGGGTAGGCTCGATTTTTTGCGAGTTTACCCACGACGCGGAAATTAACGAACAGGAAGCGCACACCATCCTGCACGAAGCCGCAATGAACATTCAGTACATATTACCCGAATTTGTAGATTAGCAGATTATGGCAAACATCAAGATTTTAGCCCCCTTCATACTTGCATGGGAGGGTGGTTTTGCTAACGACCCGATAGACCGGGGAGGAGCGACCAACAAGGGCGTAACGCTTGCAACGTGGAAACAAGTAGGCTACGACAAGGACGGCGACGGCGATATAGACGTAGATGACCTTAAAAGGATTACCACAGACGATGCGGTAAACGTGGTAATGAAGCCCCACTTTTGGGACAGGTGGAAAGCCGACAAAATTAAAAGCCAGTCCGTAGCCAACATTCTCGTAGATTGGGTATGGGCTTCCGGCAAGCACGGAATAACCAACGTACAGCGTTTGCTGGGCGTGAAGGTGGACGGAATAGTAGGCGACAAGACGATAGCCGCACTTAACGCCAAAGAGCCGCGCCAGCTATTCGCGTCAATAAAGAAAGCCCGTGTTTCCTTCATTGATGGCATCATCAGAGCCAACCCGAAGCAAAAAAAGTTCAGAAACGGCTGGCTTAACCGCCTCGCTTGTATTCAGTACGGCTGCTTGAAATATACCACGGACGGCAAGACGCTAACTACATTTCAATTTTCGGACGTATGAAAAAGGTTGTAGGCTTCATTATTGCCGTGTTCCTTCTTCTTTGCGTTTTCGGGTGCAGCAGTACCCGAAAAACCATTAAGGAGGAAACGAGCGTAACAGCATCGCAGACGGAAAAGACCAACAGCGAGAGCGACAAAACGGCAGCTTCCACGACCAACACTGAAGTAAACACCAATACTAACGTAGTGGTAGACTTTACCAAAGTGGAGTACAACGACGGGAGCAGCGACCTGCTGACAGAATACTCGATACCCGAAAAAGTACCCGAAAATCCCAAGGGTAGCAGCCAGCGCAAACCGCCCGACAAGAAAAGCGGCATAAAGTCCATTACTTCCGGGCGTATTACCATCAACGGAAACAGCAGCGAAAAGCAGGAAACGCAGGCTAAAACGACCGAAAAGAGCCGCGAGGACAGCCAAAAGAGCGCAGAAACGACCGAAAACGACCAAAAGAAGGAGCAACAAAGCCCGAAATTCGGATATTTTGCGCCTATACGCGCCGTTTTCGTCCTTCTTATTGCTTTTGCCGTTGTAGTGTGGTGGTGGAAGTCAAGAAAAGGGTAAAAAGAAACCCGAAAAAGTACTTTTTGGGTACTTTTTCGGGTACTTGTTTCGCAACACCTTGATAATCAAGGTTGAAAGCGGAGAGAGAGGCTCTAACATCTTTGTAACCAAACGTAGCCAACTATATTCATTTATAAGTAGTTGGCTACGTTTTTTATATATTCGTGAATACCATTTGAAACCGATAGTTCCAAACATTAAAGCAGAAAACGGGTACTTTTTCGGGTACGCTATTTTTCATCCTCGCCATAAGAATTGAACTTATCCATGTTTTCAACCTTCGCCGCGTCCACGATTTTAATATACGGCTTCATGGCTTTATAGTCGCTGTGTCCCGTCCATTCCATTATAACGGGTGCAGGGATACCCAGCCTAAGCGCGTTTACTATAAAAGTACGCCTTCCGGCGTGAGTGGTCAGAAGCGCGTATTTTTCCACTATTTCCTCAGTCCGCACGCTACCATGATACGAAACGACCCTTATAGGCTCGTCAAGCCCGGCGATTTCGGCGGCTTCGTGTAAGTGTTCGTTCATCTTCACGTTACTAATAACAGGCAACGCCCTGTCCTTTGGTAGTTCCAAGTCCTTGTATTTGTCAAGTATTGATAGCGCGTACTTATTAAGTTCTATATGTAGCCGCGCCGTAGTTTTCTTTGTTACGATAGAGATGTACGGCGGCTTTGCTTCGCGCTTAACGTCAGACAGACGCAGACGGGCAACATCAGAGTAGCGAAGCCCGGTAAAGCAGCAGAAGCAGAACACATCGCGCACAGACGAAAGCGAAGGTTTGTTTTTCGGAAACTTGAATTTAAGGAAGTGCTGCAGTTCTTCCCAGCTTAGATAAATAACCTCCTTACAGTCCAGCCCCTTAAAACGTGGGCGGTACTGAAGATGTGCCGCGCCATTATAGTAGCCGTTGGAAGCAGCCCAGCGCAAGAACCAGCGCAAGAAGCCTACGTTTTTGGCTACCGTTGTGTTAAGTTGGTTCTCTTCCGTTTGGAGGTAAGAAACGAACGCCGCAAAGTCAGCCTTAGAGAAGTCCGACAGAGAGAGCGACGGGCAGAACTTTAGCAAGTGCTGTTTAATACTTGCAAACTTAGTATAGGTAGCCTTAGACCAATTATTAGTAACCCCCATTTCTTTTGTAAAGAGGTCAAAGACATCGAAGAACCCCTTAACTTCGTTTGCTTCCGTTTCTTCCTTTGGCTTCGCACGTCCTACCGCTTCATTAAACGCCGTCTTAAATTCGGCAGTAGTAGGCGAACGTTTGTTTTCCATTTCAAAGCGAACAAGCACCTCCTCCACCTTTGCGGACAGATTGATTAACGCCCTATTGATTTCGCCCGAAGTCTGCTTATAACTATTCTTTGCCCCAAGACGAACGCAAGAGTTCATATCGTCCCATTTGGATGGGGCGATAACATACCCGGAACGGATATCAACACGGAGAGAAGCCCAGCTTACGCGCAGCCTAATGGGTACTTCTTCAGTAGCGTCCGTTTCTTTAGCGGTACGTTTAACGTGCAAACCTATCTTTATAGAAAACTTCATATTTTCTTTGTAAGCATATTGCCGCGCCCTGTCAAGAGCCAAAGCGCGGATATTGGATAATTGGCAACCAATATACTAAGCGTTTCAATTTCCATATTACGATAACGCGCCGTATAGCCTTCCTTTGGTGTTAGTCCAAATTGGCGGCGCATTTCCCGGTAGCGTGAGGGGCTTAACCCGTGCAGGACACAAAAGCCACTTAACGAGCTAACCAACTTGTAAGTAACAAGCGCGTCAATAGCAATAAAGAAACGGCGGTTTACCGCGTCGCTGTTTGTCCTTTGCATAGTGAAGCGTTTATATTAGATACCATAACATAGTAGTCCGTTTCCGGCACAAGCGCAGTAGCAGCCCCCGAAAGGTAGGCAGCTTCCAGCGCGTCGAATACTTGTGCGGTCATATAAGGATAGTAACCGCGATTGCTATAATACTTATCTACTTCAATTTCCACCATAGCCGTATAGTTATTTCTGTAAAATTTTCGATTTAAGCGCGTTTCGCGTAAAAATGGTATAGTTATAAGCCAATACAGAAAAACGCGCTAAAAAGGGCGTTTCTGTGCGTTTGAGCGCATCACCATAATACAACGCTTATTTATTCTATATACCTCTATTATAATGTGTTAGAGCATTTACCAAAGTTCAACTTTACGCCCGAACACTAACCGACAGCGGCACATCCGGCAGCTGCGCCCGTTTGGGCATTGGCTTTTTTAGTCAGTTCGGCAAGCGTTTCGATAGTACGCTGTTGGCTTTCGATTATTGAAAGCAAACGCGCCTTTTCTTCCTTCGCATCTTCCAGCAGCTTATAGAGCATTTCAGAAGGCGCGATATTTGCCGTTTGTTCCGATTGCGTACTATTGTTGTTTCTACGTTGTAGCATTTCGCCATCGCCGCGTATAAGCCAAACCGGGTTAAGTTCGGGATATTGTCTGCTTATTGCTTCTAATTTGTCTGCCTTAATTGATTTCTTGATACTTGCAATATAGGCAGAACCTACACCGATAGTACGGCAAAATTCGCGTTCACTCATATTTAAGTACGCTACAAACGCCTTTAGACGCGACTTTACGGTATTTTCCTCGTCCATAATTGTATCTTTTTGTTAAAGTTTTGCTTAGACAAGCATTTTGTATGCTTTTTATTTGCGTATTGTATGCTTATTATCTATCTTTGCAACGTGTTAATAATACAAGTGCAAAGGTACAAAATTTCCGAGCAGCTTGCAATAGCAAAAACACGCTAATTTTGAATTAAAAATAAAGCTATATGGTACATTCAAGTAAAACAATTAACCGCAACTTCCTTATAAAGGCAAGCGGAATTAACTCAGAAGGCAAGCGTATAAACACTTTAGTAGGTGTTTCCGGGCTGCTTGCTTTGATTGGCGAAGATTTGGCGGACAAGTTCGTAACACGCGCTATAAAGGCTTCCTTCAACAACGACAGCTGCTGCTGTAAGCTAAGACGAGGTTTAAGAATAACATTCTACAACAAATAAAGGAGGTTCAGGCATGGCAACAAAGATGAACGACGAAAGAGGGTGCAGCGTTTGCGCCGCAGGAAGTGAAAACTTTGAGTTCTTCACAACAAGGCTCGGTAGAAAAGTCTGCCACCGTATGCAATACGATTACCGCCATACCGACGGCGAGCTATTCAGCTGCATCGGGAACGACTTAGAATCATGCCGTAAGCGTCGGGACGAGTGGCTAAGCAAGAAGAAAGGCTGGACGGGTAAGGGCTTTAATACCTTATAACGTATCACAATGATACGAAATGCCACATTTCACAATAGAGAAGCCAACGGAGAAAGTATCCCTTTCGTGAAGGCTATAAACCGGTGACAGCAGGAAACAGAACCGCAAGCGCGGTACGCTTCTGGCGTGTGGTGGGCGAACCACTAACCGCGCACAAATTATTAACTTCTAAATTTTATAAGTCATGGTATTAACAGAGAACAAGCCGAAAGGCAAACAGCAGGGTTTTAACAGCGGCTTAAAGCAAGTGAAGATGGGCGACTACAAGACAGTCGTAGAGGAGTTGAAGAAGGCTTTAGGCATCAACAACCGTAACAGCTTCTACGCCTACCGTATTGGGGCTATCGAACCGAAGGTAACACAGGCGGAAGCTGTAGAAGGAGTGTTTAACCGTTTCGGCGTTACTAAAAACATTTGGGGCGCATGAAACTGAACGCAAAACTAAGCAAACGCGAAAGCCAAATAGCCGAACTATTGGCATGGGGCGCAAGCAAGAAGGAGGTAGCCGACAAACTATTTGTTTCAACGCGAACCATAGAGAACACAGCCCGGAACATTTACGCCAAGATAGGCATCCAAAAGGCTACGGAATTGTGCGTTTGGTGGTTTTGCACAAAGTGCGGTGTACCCGTCAGCTTAGACCCATTAAAACGCGCCTTCATAGCGGTAGTTCTTCTTATAGCGTTTGTTCCACGCGAACTAACCAGCTTCGATGATATTTTCAGAGTTGGCAGACGTGCAAGGATAACGCGAGTAGTGAGGGCGGCAAGACGCGGCAGCGAAAGCGATGATAGTATAAACTTCCTAAACTTTTGAGTTATGAACGAGTTATATAGAATTTTCGGCATAAAGTGGAAACGTCCGTTAAAGTGGTACGACAAGCTGCTCATTATTTGGGCAAGCGTAGCTATTTGCGGTTTGGCAGTGGATATGGACACTATACCATTTTGGGCGGTAGTCTTGATTGTAGCCAACTTTTGCGCTTCGCTTTGGGTTTGTGCTAATGTGCTACCCGACATTAAGGACAACGAAGAATAACTGAAGGAGGACAGCAATATGAAGATTAACGACAACACGCGAGTAATAGACCTTACGGTAGGCGATTTCTTAGACGTAGTGGAAACGCGAGTAAGGCAAGTTCTAAGCGGAACGACACCCAAGGAAAACGAGAAGCGGCGGTACGTTTACGGACTTAAAGGCTTGATGAACTTGTTAGGGTGCAGCAAAACAACCGCATCACGCCTAAAGCAGTCCGGCAAGTTGGACGAAGCTATAACACAGTGCGGCTCATTGATAATCATCGATGCGGAAAAGGCACTACAATTAGCAGGAAGTAACAAAAACGACAAATAACCATAACAACAAAGCTATATGAGCAAGCAAGTAAAAATTAAGCGTTTGACCCTTTGCAACTTCAAGGGCTTACGCAACGTAACGGTAGAGTTCAGCGAGGACGCGACTACCATCAGCGGACGCAACGGCACGGGTAAGACAACCATTAAGGACGCTTTCAGCTGGCTCCTGTGGGGCAAAGACAGCGAGGGCAACACCGATAGCAAGTTTGGCATCAAGACCAACGACGCTAACGGCAACTTTATTCCAGACCTTGAACACGAAGTAAGCGGAATGTTTGAGGTAATAGACACCGAAACGGGCGCGGTTGATACCGTGGAGTTCCGCCGCGTATTGGTTGAGGAATGGAAAGTACCAAACGGCGAAACGGAGCGCGTACTGAAAGGACACCATACCGACTACTTCTGTAACGGCGTGCCATTGAAAACAAAGGCAGAGTACGACAAGCGTATTAACGACATCATCCCCGAAGCCGTGTTTAAGGTAATAACCGACCCTTACTATTTCCTTACCATTCATTGGAAGGCACAGCGCGAAATGCTCTTACAGATAGCAGGGGACGTAAGCGAAGCCGACGTAGCGAAAGATAACGCCGAGTTTGCCGCCCTTCTTGCAAGAGTGACAGGCAAGACACTGGAGGACTACAAGCGCGAAGTAGCGGTACAGGAAAACAAGATAAGCGACAGGCTGGAGAAGATACCCACAGCCATAGACGCAATAACGAGAGTAACACCGACAGCACCCGACTACGCAGCTTTGGAAGCCGACAAAGCACGTTTGGAAGGCGAGCTTTCAGAGATTGACACGGCGGCATCGTCGGCAGCAGAAGCCAACCGCATAGCCTACGAGAACGCGGCAAAGATACAGCAGCAAATCAACGAGCGCAAGACCGCCCAGCAAAAAGTATTCTTTGAAGCCAAGGAAGCAGCGCGTAACCAAGCCTACAAGACGAACGAAGCCTACAATAACGCTGCCCGTGATATGCAGACATTGGACGCGCAAGCAAGAAGCGTAGAAACCGCTTATTCCAGCGACAAGGCAAGAATACAGACACGCATCCAGCAAGTACAGCGTTACACGGACGAAACCAAGAGCCAGCAGGACGCATTACGCGAAAGTTGGTACAAGGTGAACGCCGAAGAGTTCAGAGAAGCAGAAAACCTCGTTTGCCCTTTGTTCAACATCTGTTGCAAGGACGAGGAAGCGAAGGCGGCTTACAATGAGAACCGCGAAGCCGCAAGGGTAAAGTTTGGCGAGGATAAAGAAAAACGCCTTAACACCATCAACGAGAAAGGCAAGGGACTAACTACGCAGATAGAGCAGCAGGAAGCCGAGATAAGCCGACTTAACGGCGAGCTTGCAACGTTGGAAGCGAAGCACAGCACGGAAACAATAGAGATAACCAAACGCCGCGCCCTTCTTAACAAGACTCTTGCAGAAAGCCCGAGAGTAAGCACAGAGCCGGACATCAAGCCCGAAACGCTGCCCGAGTGGGTAAAGCTACAAGGCGAGATTACAAGCCTTACCGCGCAGCTTCCAACCGCTGACACAACCAGCGCAAGCAACACGGCAGAGCTACGCCAGCGCAAAGAGAGTATAACCGCGCAGCTTAAAGACGTGGAACGTTTGCTCGGAGTACGCACAACCATAGAAACCAACAACGCGGAGGTAGCGAAACTTCGCGAGGAAGCCGCAAAGTTGGCGCAGGAGAAAGCAGACCTTCAGAACGAAGAAACGCTTATAGACGAGTTCACAACGGCAAGGATGAACGAGGTAGAACGCCGCGTAAACGCTTTGTTTAGCCGTGTTCAGTTCAAGATGTATCGCACGCAGATAGAGGACGCGAAGCAAGTACCCGACTGCGTTTGCTACATAGACGGTGTAAGGTACGCCGACAAGAACACAGCAGGGAAGGTAAACGCAGGGCTGGACGTGATTAACACCCTTTGCGCCTTCCACGGAGTAAGCGCACCGATATTCATAGACAACGCCGAGAGCGTGAACGAGTTTATCCCGGTAAACAGCCAGCTTGTAAAGTTGGTGGTTTCGACAGAAGATTTTACAGTAACAAACAGATAAAAGCCATGTGTACAAGATTACCAGCGACCATCGAAGCCGCTAAGGAAAAGTTCGCTTTAGCTTGCCAAGAAGCGACAACGTTAGAGATAGTTGGCAACGTAGCGGCAGCGTTCAACGCCGTAGGAGTAGTAACCCTTCTTCGCGAAGCATTGACAGAGGAGGTAATGGACAAAGTTTTCATGCCCCTCATGAACACAAAGATAGGCTTCATGACAGACCGCACGGGCAAGCCCGACAAACGCGGTAACGTTAAGCCGCTTTACAGCCGGGACGTAGTACGCGACTGCATCATCGACGCGGTTATTATTGGTTTGCTTCCAACGGGCAACCAATTCAACATCCTCGCCGAAAGAATGTACCCGACAAAGGAAGGCTATACAGCCCTTCTTAAAAAGTTGGGGGTACGCTACGTTATTGAGATTGGGCAGGACAAAAGCCAAAACCCACAGTACGCGGAGCTTGCATGCAAGATTAGTTTTTCACACAACGGCGAGAAAAACTCCTTTACGCTTAACGTGTCGGTAGTGAAGAACGATTACAGCAGCAACGACCAAATACGCGGCAAGGCAGAGCGCAAGGCGAAGAAGGCACTCTACGAGTATATAACGGGGTCAGACTTCGGGGACGGCGACGAAACCAGCACCCAAGTAGTAGATGCGGTAGCCGTGGAGATTAGGCAGGAAGCCAACACGGGCGCGACTATTGGAATAGACCCCAACGCGGCGGCAGTAGTTCAGCCACAGCCGGCACCACAGCAACCGCAGCCGATACCAGTGCAGCCAACGGCACAGCCAGCAGCCCCAACGTACAACGCTAACAAACCAGCCTTCTAAGATGGAGCTAACCGTTATCGGGTCAAGCAGTGAGGGTAACGCATACGTTTTGCAGAACGAACGCGAAGCCCTCCTGCTCGAAGCCGGAAAGCCATTCAAGCAAGTGCTGGCAGCTTTGGAAGGTCAAGTAAACAAGGTAGTAGGCTGTCTGATAACCCACGAACACGGCGACCACGCTGGGCGAATAAACGAGTTCTTAAAGTACGCCCTACCTGTTTACGCTTCACAAGGCACGATAGAGAACGCCAAGATACGCACAAGTTGGAAACCCACAGCAATACGGCAGACGGAGGACGGGAACGGCTACCTTCCGCTTACGTTGGGCAACTTTCGGGTTATTCCATTTGCAACAAAGCACGACGCGGCAGAACCACTCGGCTTTTACATTTGGCACGAGGAAACCGGGGGCGTTTTATTCGCTACCGACACATTCTATTTGCCGTGCAAGTTCAAAGGGTTGAACAACATCCTTATAGAATGCAACTACGACCCGGAGATATTGGCGCGGAGAGTTGAAAGCGGCGACATTCCAGCAACTTTGCAGGAGCGAGTACGAAGAAGCCATCTAAGCTACTATACTTGTTTGGACGCATTGAGGGCAAACGACCTAACAGCGGTAAACAACATCGTACTAATCCATATAAGCGAAGGGAACGGCGACCCTACGGCTTTTCGTGAAGGCATACAGAGGGCAACGCACAAAACGGTATATACCGCGAAGCCAGGATTAAAAATCGAGTTCAACAAAAGCCCGTTTTAGTCATGATAAAAGGATTTGACCAACAAACGCAGCCACTAAGCGAGTACGAAGAGAACGTACTGCTGCCCGTCATATTGCAAGGACTAAAGACCAAGCAAGGCAAGAAGAACGCAGTAACCAACCGAAAGATAGTTATGCGGTTGAGTGTTGCAGGGTACAAGATAGACGAAGCGCGATGCCGTAAGCTAATAAACCACATTCGCACAACGGACATTTTACCCGGACTAATAGCCACGTCGGGCGGCTACTTCTTAGCGGAGAACGAAGCGGAACTATTGGACTACGAAGAAAGCCTATTAGGACGCGAGAACGCCATTAAGGAAGTACGTTTAGCCATAGCAAGGCAAAGACGCATCCTCTTTGAGGACGCGCACAAGCCCCAAGAAGGGAGCATTTTCTAACATTCAAATAAACGACAACGACATGAAGAAGATTTTTCTATTTGTAAAAAACGGCGGTAACGAAACACTTGTAGGACGTTACGACAGCAAAGCAGACGCGCAGGAGAAAGTAATGGACATGGTGGAAGAAGATAGCGTTAGCGTTTTCAACTTCCGCATAGAAGAACGTGAGTACGAGGACATCACAAACCGCGTAAAGAGCTACGCCGACGCTTGCAAGGTTTTGGGCATTGAGCCGATGGACGAGGACAGCATGAAGGCGCAGGGCTTCCGCCCGGACGAGATAGCACGCCGCCAGCTTGAAACCATAACCGAAGCACTTAACGAAGGTTGGAAACCCAACTGGGCAGATACCGACGAATACAAGTTTTACCCGTGGTTCTACATTGAGGTAAGCGAGGTTCAGACAGAAGGCACTAACGGCGCGGCTGCCGGGCTTTCGTACGCGAATGCGAATAGCGCGGCTACGAGTACGTTTGCGGACGTCGGCTCTCGGCTTTGCTTCCACGACCGCGAAACGGCACGCTACGCCGGGCGCACATTTACCGACCTTTACGCACAAATTTTAATTGAGAAGATATGATACAGCCCGAAAACACACAGACGAGAAAAGACGAAGTACGTTTTAGAACGTCAGACATTCGCCGGATCGTGGGGAAATTCTTAGCTTCCAACGTGCTAAAGACGTGGAACGAAGATTTTATAGACGAGAGTACGGGCGAGGTTGTAACCATTGAGCGTAACGAAATCCTGTTTGAACGCGGCAGCTACATAGACGATGATTTAGCGCAGCAAATAAACTTTAGCATCCAAGCAGAGGAGATAAAGGACGTAGAGGTAAGCAACCAGCGCAGATTAGCAGCACCAAACCAGCGTACCGGGTTATACCCGTTCAAGGTAAGCGCGAGAATTGGAACGAAACGCCGTACCTTCATACTGCAAGCGCAAGACGCGGCAAAGGCGATAGAGGTAGCGACGGACTACATCGAACTTAACTTTAGAAATTCGTTCGACATAACGGACATAAAGCTGATGGATAACGTAGTTATTCTTAACGACCGCCTACGCAAGTCCGTAGAAGCCAAGGAGGGAGCAAACGCGGAAGGCGCAGAACCCGACAACGGCGAGGAAACGCGCGACGATACCAAGTACTACAAGGTTGAAGCCGAAGTAGCGATAAGCACCGAGAATGAGGAAGAACCCGAAAAGAAGCCCTACGACTTCATTGTACGCACGAAAGACGTAGATACCGCGAAAGTGGTTATAACAGCGTGGATAAACGCCAAGGTAAAGGAGCGCACAGAACGCGACGGGGACGAACGCAAGGTAATAGACCTTTCCATCCTTTCGGCTTCGCCATTCGCTTGCAACGCCATTGTAGATAAAGCCTTTTGTTTGGCATACAGAGAACAGGAGGTATAAGAGTAAGTAACCACAAGCCGGGGCGCGACCTTCGGGGCGCGTCCCTATTAAAGCATCAGCTATATGAGTCAAGATAGTATAGTAATGTTCCGCAACATAATAGAAGCGTTAGCCGTATTACCAGCCGAAACATATAAGAAAGTTTCGCAAATGGTTTACGCATACGCTTTCGACAGGGAAGAGCCAGCAGACGAAGCCGACCCTATTATGCTTGCTCTTTTCCTTTCCTTCAAACCGCAAATAGACTTCAACGTAAAGAGATACGAAAGCTATGTAGAACGCGGTAAGAAAGGCGGTGCACCAAAAGGAAACAGCAACGCCAAAAAAGGAAAAGACAGCGAAGAAAAACAACCTAAAACAACTAAAAACAAGGTAAAACAAGTTGGAACAAGCAAAGACAATTTAGAACAACTTGACGAATATACGAAACAAAGCGAAACAAGCAAAAACAATTTAGAACAACTTGACGAATATACGAAACAAAGCGAAACAAGCAAAAACGACCTTATATCTATATCAATATCAGATAATAATACTGTTGTTGATGTTGATAACGCGCACACGCGCGAGAGCGAGGACGGAGCGCAGGAAGAAGAAAGCGAAGCAGAAGATTACGAAGCCTTCTTAAACGAGTTCTTCAAGGAAACCAACCGTTCAAACATTGAGGTTATTTGCATGCAGCTACACACAACGCCCGAAGCACTACGCAAGGAAGCCGAAGAGGTTGTAGCCGAGTGGCGGCTGACCAAGGCACGACACCAAGATTACAGCGACAAGGCGCGACACTTAGTGAACCAATTACGGGTAAGGTATAACTTAAAACTTAAAGAAGATGGCAGAAAGCAAAAGCAACCAGCAGACACAGCAGCCGCAAAGGATAGATTTAACGGCGTTTGCGAAACTCCTAAGAAGAAAAAGCACCTCCGCAGCACGATTTAAGGTAGATAAGTACACGGAGGATATACCGAACATGCTATACGAGTGTTACCGCTACCAAGTGGAGAAGCGCGGACACGTTCTAAAGAGGGACGAAGCCACGATAGACCACATCAGACGCGCCGCCCGTTGGCTGTTGGGCGCAAGCCCGAAGCCGGGGTTATTCCTTTACGGAGAGCCGGGAAACGGAAAGACCACGTTAGCCAAGGCAATAGCGCAGCTTATAGGGCTTTTATACGATAGCCCATACATGAACGAGCGCAAGGGCGTAGTAGTTATTCCAGCTTCATCACTAACAGAAGCGGCAAGGGGCGAGAAGCAAGACCTTCTAAACCGAATGAAAACTACCGAACTGCTCTACATTGACGACGTAGGTATAGAACCAGCAAGCCTAAAAGTTTGGGGTAACGAGGTTAGTCCGTTGGTAGATTTGCTTTACTACCGCTACGATAACCAGCTATTCACGATAATAACCTCCAACTTGATAGGCGACGAGGATATAGAAAAGCGATACGGTGAGCGAATAGCCGACAGGTTTATAGAAATGTTCGACTTGATAGGCTTTGAAAACAAGAGCTACCGCCCAAGACTTGAAACTTTGCCGACAATACCAGCAGAAACAAACGCACAGAAGTAGCGCAGGGGTGCAAATAAGCGTGTTTGTCGGCATTTCAACACGCAAGGCGATAAAGTGAACGCGGAAACGAGAAGAACGCCTTAAAAGGCAAAAATACAGAAAATAACAAGCAACAGTACATGGGAAAGATAAAGTACTACATAAGTGGCAAGATAACGGGGTTACAGCCTTCGGAGTACGCCGCGAGGTTTGGCAAGGCAGAAGAACACCTTACCGCGCAGGGCTTCGATGTTGTAAACCCACTTCGCCACGTTGTGCCGTCGGCACATTGGAAAGAACAGATGAAAGTAGATATACGGCTGTTGCTTGATTGCAACGCTATATACATGCTTTCAAATTGGGAACAGAGTATAGGCGCGACCATAGAACACGATATAGCGGAAGGTTTGGGGCTGATAGTTGAGTACGAGCGAACGCCAAAGCACCGCGACATAAAAGCCGCCATTATTACGGCGATGGGTGTAAACTTCAAGACGATAGCGGAGGACAGCCGTAACCGTTGGCACGTCTACGCCCGGATGATATACGCGCACCATTGCAAGAAGCGCGGAGAATACACGCACCGCATAGCCGAGGAAACGAACCACGACAAAAGTACGATAAGTTACTATTTGCGGAACTACGATACAGAATACAAGTATAACCGGGAGTTCAGAGCAGCAGCCGAGAAGGTGGCAACCCTTCTAAGCGAGAAACTGAGCACGCCGACGGATATAACGATATAAACGAACATTCAGCTATATGAACGTACTAAGCCTTTTTGACGGGATGTCATGCGCGAGAATAGCGTTAAAGGAATTGGGGATAAAGGTGGATAAGTACTTTGCTTCCGAGATAGACAAATACGCGATAGCGCAGACGCGGCTCAATTTTCCCGATACCATACAGTTGGGGGACGTTACCCAAGTGGATGGGTACGCCCTTCCTAAAATTGATTTGCTTGTAGGCGGCTCGCCGTGCCAAGGTTTCAGTTTTGCAGGCAAACAACTTAATTTCAAAGACCCACGAAGTAAGCTATTCTTTGAATACGTCAGAATACTGAAGGAGTTGAGGGCGAAGAACCCTAACATAAAATTCATGCTTGAAAACGTGAGGATGCGCAAAGAATACGAAATGGTTATAACAAACGAATTGGGGTTATTCCCAGTTTGTATAAATAGTTCTTTGGTCAGCGCACAGAACCGCATCCGCTTATATTGGACGAACATACGGACACGCACCGAAGGGCTGTTTAGCGAAGTCTATACGGATATTCCACAGCCAAAGGACAAAGGGCTGCTATTAAAGGACATCTTAGAAACGGAAGTAGATACGAAATACTACCTAAGCGAAAAGGTTATAAACAACATGCTCCAGCACCTACAAAGGCAGAAGGAAAAAGGCAACGGTTTCGGCATAGACATACGCAAGCCACAAAACAAGAGTTGTAGCCTAACCGTAGGCGGCAAGATGATGCGCGATTTGGTGCAAGTTCCACAGTATGGAATATACCAGCGACCACGCGGAGAAAACAAAGGCGGTTTCATCGAGGGTAAAGCCCCAACTTTAACCGCTAATGCATGGGAGCAAAACAACTTAGTCGTAGAGCGTAACGGAGTAAGGCAGCTTAACCAAAGCAAGGAGAGCGCAGGGCAACAGCCATACCAGCAAAACCGCATTTACGACACAGAGGGCAAAAGCCCGGCGTTAATGCACGGACACGCAGGTAACACTATAAACGTATTCGGGGGGGGTAAAATTATACGCCGCTTAACCCCGTTAGAGTGCAGCCGCCTACAAACTATTCCATCGTGGTACGTTTGGCAGTGTTCAGAAACGCAGACCTACAAGATGCTCGGTAACGGGTGGACGGTGGAAGTAATAAAGCATATTTTTAGCTATTTGCAAAGCAGTAAACATAAAAATAACCAATTAAAACAAACGATTATGTTAGTAATGGAAACATGCGGTTTCTTAGGAAACGACGCAGAAATTAAGGAGTTCAACGGGAAGCGTTACATTTCCTTCAACGTGGCAGCATCAGACCGCCACAAGGACGCGAACGGCACGGTAGTAAGCCGTACAACGTGGGTAAGTTGTCTGAAGTTAGGCGAAGGAGCGTTAGCAACCTACCTAAAGAAGGGTACACAAGTTTTCATCCGTGGCGACCTTTCTACAAAGATTTTCACGAACGCCAACGGCGCACAAGTGGGCATTAACTGCCACGTCCGGGAATTGCAGCTACTTAGCGGCGGCAGCAAGACGCAGACAGACGGAAACGCCAGCGCACAACAGCCGACAGCAACGGCACAGCCACAAGCACAGCCAGCGCAACCTCCATACGGAGCAACGGCAGCACCAGCGAGCGAAAAGAACGACGATTTACCATTTTAAGCCACGCTTATGGAATTGAAATATAAAGTACAGATTACGGAAGGCTTAATCTTCGATACGCTAAAATCATCTATACAAGACTTTATAGCCGAACTTCCAAGCAACGCAAAGCCTAAGATAACGGGCAAACTTTGCAAAAGTATTAGCTTCACGATTTACCGCAACGGCAAGCCTGTAACGGATAAGGACGTAGAGCCATACCGCGACGCACCAGCTAAAGACGTAGTTTATAGCGCGGCTTTGTTCCGTGGCGGCAAACAGATTGCAAGTATAACGCCATGAACCATAAAGAATTTTACGACAAGGTAGTAGCCATGCGCAAGGCGCAAAAGGACTACTTTAAGTTTCGCAGTTCAGCATATTTGCAGACTTCCAAACGGCTGGAACGCGAGATAGACGACGAGATTAAGCGAGTAGAAGCCGTATTAGCGGAGGAGGAACGCAAGAACCAGCCTTCACTATTCGGCGATGGCTTTTACACAACATAACAGCAAGAGCGATGAACGAAAAACATAACTTCAAGATACCAATCAGCGGAACGGACTACGAGCCGGAGCGCATGGAGCTAACGATGTCGCAAGCCCACATCATAGCGAGAGGACGGGCAAGACAGCACAAAGACCGAGAAGTAAGGCTTTACTGCTTCAACACCATGCTCAACCGTTGGGAATTGTGTACAGAATACAAGTACAACGGCGAAACAAGGCAGATAGACCGAACGGACTGCTGGCGACCGCTTAAACCGGGCGAACAAATAAGATAGCCATGACGTTTGAGGAGTTAAAGGCGATAGCTAACGCGAAGGCAGAGAAAGCCAAGCCAAAGCACGAAGAAAGCCAAATACAGCGTAGCTGCCTACGTTGGTTTAGACTTCAATACCCACAGTACGCCCTGCTTTGTTTTGCAGTACCAAACGGAGGAGCGAGAAACAAGCGCGAAGCCAGCATCATGAAAGCAGAGGGAGTAACGGCAGGAGTAGCCGACGTTATCCTGCTTATTCCTTCAAGTGGCTACGCTTCGCTTTGTTTGGAGTTCAAGACACAGACGGGCAGACAGCAGGACACGCAGAAGGCATGGCAGAAGGCAGCGGAAACGGCTGGAAACAAATACACCGTTATACGCAGCTTTGACGAGTTTAAGAACGAAGTAACCAACTACTTACGACCGAAAAAGCGGTAATAGGCGAAATGTTGGCGAAGTGTTTTAGGGTTGAACGTATCAAACTAATACGTTTAACCCTTTATCTTTGCATAAAATTTATACGCATGAGTATTCAGACATTCAAGGAAAAGGTTAAAGGCTTTATAAGCCGCATACCGACAGACAAAAAGAAGCACTTCGCGGCTGGCTTCGCGATTTGCGCCATAGTAAGCCTCCTTTGTGGCTACCTTATTGGCTTTGCAGTAGCCGCCATAGCAGCTGCAGGAAAGGAAGCACGCGACTACATAACCAAGAAGGGAACGCCCGAATTTGCCGATTTCGCCTATACGATAGTAGGCGCGGTATCCTTCATCTTGTTTTCGGTAGTCCTTTCTTTGTTGGTGCAAGCCTTCATAATGTTGGTTTACTTTTAAGTTTGGCTTTGCAGAAAGCATCATATAGCTGAAGAGCAACGGCAACAGCCGGAGCGGAAGGGCGCGGCGACCAAACCGCGCCCTTTTTAATTAAACGATAACGACATGGCACGAAAGAAAAGAAATACAGACAAAAGCGACCTTCACGTTAGCGATTTCGGGAATATAGAAATACCCGATTTGGATTTGTCGCTGTTCGATGTGTTGAACGACGGCTACGACGAAGAAACGCGCTATACCAAGCCAAAGGTTTACGACTTAAAAAGCGATTACGTTCTATACGACAACGCGGTAAAGCTGGCGCAGGAACTACGCTTAGGTTTTGGAGAACGCGCCGACGTGTTTGTTAGCGGTAATTTCATATTCGGCGATTTCATAGAAGCGTATATAGTTGGCAATAACGCCAAGTGCAGGAAGATGACTATAAGCACGCTATCACTAAGTCAGAATAACGTAGATAGCCTTTACAATCTTCTTGCAAACGGGTATATAGACGAATTGAACCTCGTAGTAAGCGTTTACTTTTGGGGCAACGAGATAAGAAGCCTTATCCCCTACATATACCGTAAACTTGATTTCGGCAATAAGTTCCAGCTTTCAGTAGCATCAGTTCACACAAAAACCGCGCAGTTTGAAACGCTCGGAGGGCGTAAGATAGTCATTCACGGAAGCGCGAACTTACGCAGTAGCGGCAATATAGAGCAGTTCACAATAGAGGAGAACCCCGAATTATACGACTTCTACGACGAACATTTTAGCCGGATCGTGGAGAAGTACGCAACAATAAGGAAGCCAATACGCGGCACTTCCTTATGGAGTGAGTTAGTAAAGAAAAGGTTTAACGATTAAAAACGAAACATTATGGCAAGTGGAAGCGAGAGCAGAAGCGGAGGTAGCAAGATTTCCGCAAGTACGGCGGCAAGCCGTAGAACCGTCCTACCGTGGTCAATGCCATCGGGAGAGGAAGCACCATTTTAGCAACTAACAACGAGAGCCGCGCAAGGCGTGAGTACCTAAAGCGCGGCTTTCCTTCAAAGCAAAAGTTATGGCAAAGAAAAAAGACACCAGCAAGAGCGCAGCTCCCGAAAGGAAGGCGAACACAGTCGACATGGTGCAAAGCGAGGTAGTAGCACTTTCAAGCATCACGCCCAACAAAGGGCAGATACCGGGAGTACCGAAGAACCCTCGCAGTATTCAAGACGGCAAATTTTCCCTTCTTAAACGCAGCATAGAGGAAGACCCGGAAATGTTGGGACTTCGCGAAATACTACTTTACAAGTACAACGGCAAGAACATCATCATCGGCGGTAACATGCGCTACCGTGCCTTAAAAGAATTGGGCTATACCGAAGCTATTGTAAAGTTCCTGCCCGAAAGCACGCCGCCCGAAAAGTTACGCGCTATTGTCATAAAGGATAATAGCGGCTTTGGCGAGTGGAATTTTGAAGATTTGGCTAACGAGTGGGATGCGTCCGACCTTACGCTGTGGGGCGTGGACGTGCCGGAGTTGGAGAAAGTAAGTACAGAGGAAGAAGCGCAAGAAGATAACTTTAGCGTAGATGAGCACATGCCAGCCAAGCCGACCGCGAAGTTAGGCGACATTTACGCTTTGGGCAAACACCGCCTTATCTGTGCAGACAGCACCAACGCCGACGTAGTGGACTTGCTTGTAGGCGATAGCAAAGTAGATTTGTTGCTGACAGACCCACCCTATAACGTGGACTATTCCAGCAAGAACGAAGCGTTAAACGCGGCAGACAAAGGCAACCGCATACAGAAGGACATCGCCAACGACAAAATGGAAGATAGCCAGTTTCAAGAGTTTCTAACGGCAGCTTTCAGCAACGCGAACCGCCACCTAAAGCAAGGCGGCGCGTTTTACATTTGGCACGCAGGAACGGAAGGGCTTAACTTCAAGACCGCGATAAAGAACGTAGGCTGGGAGTTGAAACAGATGCTCATCTGGGTAAAGAACAATATAGTTTTAGGAAGGCAGGACTACCAATGGCAGCACGAACCCTGCTGTTACGGTTGGAAGCCAGGAGCCGGACACTATTTTATAGACAACCGCAGCCAGCGCACCGTATTTGAGGACGAAACGCCCGACTTCGACAGCATGACGAAAGCCGAGCTGAAGGAGTTGTTACAGAAGGTTTGCGCCCTTCCTTCCACAGTCATACGCGAGGACAAACCGCTAAGAAGCGCAGACCACCCGACGATGAAGCCGTTAAAGCTCATGGGGCGACTTATACGCAACAGCACGCGACCGGGCGAAGTTGTGTTAGACCTATTCGGAGGAAGCGGCAGCACGATAATGGCTGCGGAGCAGTTAGGGCGCGTTTGCTATTCCATTGAGTTAGACCCCTGCTATATAGACGTGATTATTAAACGTTGGGAGGAGTACACGGGCGAGAAAGCGCAGTATTTGGGTAATTGTGCCAACGAAACAGAGAACAGCAACGAAAACAAAAAATAACAGCACAGATGGCAGCTAAAGATATTGAGCAATACCAATTCAAGCCCGGACAGAGCGGCAACCCGAAAGGGCGACCGAAGAACCGCGTACCCGACAACCTCGTTAAGATATTCGGCAGCAAGGCGAAGGCAAAGAAATTCTATTGCTTGACAGCAGCCGAGATTAACGAATGGGAAGCGGTAATACTTACGCTTTCCGCAGAGGATTTGAAGGTATTAGCCAAGTGGAGCGACGCGCCAGCATACCCCAAGGGGCTGGCGATAGCCGTACTTTCAGACATGAAGAACGGCAAGACAACAACTTTAGACAAACTGCGCGAACGTCAGCACGGCAAGCCGACACAGCGCATGGAGATAACGGGCAAGGACGGCGCGGACTTCATGCCAGCGCGGACACTTACCAAGGAGGAAGCAAAGGAATTGTTAGAGAACCTACAAAAGGAATACTAAAACGTGGATGAGATAAGGGACATAGATATTATAAAGACGTGGACGCTGCAAGGAACGCTAAACTTTACGCGCTACTTCTTCAAGGAGAAGTACAAACGTAAGTTTGTCGTAGGCAAGCATCACGTTAAGATAGCGGAAGCCTTAGATAGGGTTTTTCGCGGTCAGTCTACGCGCCTTATTATCAACATAGCCCCACGTTACGGAAAGACGGAGTTAGCCGTTAAGAACTTCATAGCGATGGGGTTAGCTATAAACCCGAAGGCAAAGTTTATACATCTTTCGTATTCCGATGATTTGGCACGCGACAACTCGCGAGGAGTGCAGGAAATTTTACGAGAAAGCAGCTACCGCCGTTTGTTTCCGGGAACGATGCCTACCAGCGTGAACACGCGCAAATGGTGGACTACGGAAGGCGGCGGACTTTACGCCGTGAGTTCAGCCGGACAGGTAACGGGCTTTGGTGCTGGTTTGGTTGATAAGGAGGACGAAGAAGAGTTAGCCGCCGAGGTAGAAGAACTTGCAACGGTAGGAAGTGAAGCCTTCGGCGGCGCGATAGTCATAGACGACCCGATTAAGCCGGACGATGCCCGAAGCGCGTTAGTACGCGACAAGGTAAACCAAAAGTTTGAAACGACCATACGCAACCGCGTGAATAGCCGCAAAACGCCAATTATAATCATTATGCAGCGTTTGGACGAAGATGACCTTTGCGGCTACCTTCAAAAGTTAGAGCCGGACGAATGGGAAGTATTAAGCCTTCCTGTCATTGAGATAGACGAGAAAGGCGAAGAAGTACCGCTTTGGGAGTTCAAACACACGCTGCAAGAGCTTCACGAATTGAAAGATAAAAACCCGTGGGTATTCGATACGCAGTACATGCAGAACCCGAAGCCATTAACGGGACTTATGTATGAACGTGAGTTCAAGACCTACGAAGTACTGCCAATTACGAAGAAGCACGTTACCAAGTCATACACGGACACGGCAGACACGGGCGCGGACTTCCTTTGTACTATTGTTTACGTTGAAACGGAAATAGGAAATTTCGTACTTGACGTTTACTATACCCAAGCACCAATGGAAACGACAGAGCCGGAAACAGCACGGCTCCTCACGCGGCACGGAGTGGAAAAAGCGATAGTAGAGAGCAACAACGGGGGGCGCGGCTTTGCGCGTAACGTTGAAAAGCAGTGCCGACTATTGGGCAACAGCAAGACCGCCGTAACGTGGTTTCATCAAACGCTAAACAAGGATGAACGCATCTTTAACCATTCGGCAGAGGTGCAGAACCTTACATACTTTCCAAAAGGATGGGAACACCTATACCCGAAGTTCCACCAAGATATAACGCAGTACAAGAAGGTAGGCAAGAACGCCCACGATGACGCGCCCGACGCTTTGACGGGTACAATAGAGAAGCGAAGCGGAAAGCCGCAGAAGTTAAGCAACATATTTCCATAACATAACAAAGAGCGATTATGACAATAGAAGAACTTTTAGCCAAGGTAGCCAAAGGCGAAGGCGAGATTACGGGAGCTATAAACGAGTTGAGGAACGGACGCACCACGCCCGAACCTAATACCATTCAGTACGCCGCGCAGTACGACCCCAAGCTGCACGACATCAACGACCCACTAAAACGCCCGGATAAGTTGGTAGTAGTGGATAAGGACAGCGACGAGTACGGAGAGGTAAAGAACATCAACCCCAACGTAGAGGAAACGACCGAACAAGGCTTTAGAATTGAGAAGGTAGCGCGTATAGCGTTAGGTATGCAGAAGCTCATCACAAAACGCGCGGTAGCCTTCACGTTTGGCAACCCGGTAGCTTACAACGCCAACCCGACAGACGAGAAGGAAAAGGCACTTTTGAACGCTATAAAGCGCGTTTTCTACGATGTCAAGGAAGGCACGCTTAACCGCAGGGTAGCGCGAAGCCTTTACAGCACTACCGAGGTAGCCGAACTTTGGTATCCTGTGGAAACGGACACGCACGAACTTTACGGCTTCAAGAAAAACATCAAGTTCAAGGTAGCCATCTTTAGCCCGATGTTCGGCGATAGGCTTTACCCATACTTCGACGAAGCACGCGACCTCGTAGCCTTTTCGCGTCAGTTCACGCGCAAAGACCGCGACCTCGTTACGCGCACCTACTTTGAAACGTACACCAAGGATAACCACTACTTATGGACGTGCAAAGGACTTGAAACCGCCACTTCCGGCAATAATTGGGAAATAGTGGAGGGCTACCCCAAGAAACTCACGATAGGCAAAATACCCGTGATTTACGCCAGCCAGCCACAAGTAGAATGGGAGGACGTGCAAAGCCTTATAGACAGATTGGAAAAACTGCTTTCCAACTTTGCCGATACCAACGACTACCACGCAAGCCCCAAGATATTTGTAAAGGGCAGCATTAAAGGTTTTTGCCGTAAGGGAGAAGCCGGGGGCATTATTGAGGGCGAGGACGGAGCGGAAGCAACCTACCTATCATGGCAGAACGCGCCCGAAAGCGTGAAACTTGAAATAGACACGCTCCTGCGCATGATTTACACCATAACGCAAACGCCCGATATTTCATTTGATACGGTAAAAGGTATAGGAGCGGTTAGCGGCGTAGCCTTAAAATTGCTCTTCATGGACGCGCACCTCAAAGTACAGGACAAAAACGAAGTGTTTGCAGACTATTTGCAACGCCGTATAAACGTACTTAAAGCCTTCTTCGCCGAAGCCAACTTAGACTGGAAGCAAGCCGCCGACCACTTGATTATAGAACCAAAGATAACGCCGTACATCATCGAAGATGAACTTAGCAAGATAAATATTTTGCAAGCAGCCAACGGACAGCGGCAAATAGCGAGCCGACGCGCAACCGTGCAGCGTTTGGGCTGGGCAGACGAAACGGACGAGGAGCTAAAGGAAATCGAAGCCGACGAAGCCAAAGAAAGCAGCTACCAGCAGGGCGAACCCACATTTTAAGCGCAAGCGTATCAAAACAACACGTTTTAAGACCATATAAGCGCGTTTTCGTGTTCAATGTGTATGTTTCCATACCCAAAGCAAGAAACGCGCTTATATGCCAAATCCAAAGAAAATAACTATGCCGGACAACGTAAGAAACCAGCTTATAATACAACTTCGCGGCTTTGACGCACACCACTACGCCAATACCGAGCGGTACGCCCGGCAGATAGACCGCGTTTATAAGACAGCATGCGACGAGTACGCACGATTGGGCGCGAGTTTGGACGCACCCGAAGGCGAAGCCGTGTTTTCCTTCGACAAGTACCCACACGCACGGAAGCAAGCGCAGGGCATCATGCAACGGCTCGCAAAGAAGGTGGAAAGCGTTATTACTTCCGGGACGCAAAGCGAGTGGCTGGCGGCGACCTACAAGAACGACGCATTTTTAGGCTCTATTCTTCGCACTTCCAAGCTAACGAAAGAGGAGTTAGAACAATACCAAGGCAGGAACTTAGAAGCCCTTAACACATTCCAGCGGCGCAAGGTTGAGGGCATGGGACTAAGCGAGCGCGTATGGAAGCAAGCCGAGGACATGAAAGCCGCCATAGAATTAGGCATAGACGTAGCCATCGGCGACGGAAGGGACGCGCAGCAGTTAAGCCGCGATTTGCGCAGCTACCTCCAAGAACCTAAACGCCTTTACCGCCGTGTTCGCGACAAGGGCGGCGTATTGAGGTTGAGCAAAGCAGCCAAGATGTACCATCCGGGGCAAGGCGTTTACAGGAGTTCAGCCAAGAACGCGCAGCGATTGGCACGGACGGAAATAAACATGGCTTACCGCGAAAGTGAGTTTTTGAGGTGGCAGAAGTTGGACTTTGTTGTAGGTTTGCGCATTTGTTTAAGCAACAACCACACGATAATGAACAGCAAGGGCGAACCCGTGCCTTTGGTGGATATTTGCGACGAGTTATGGGGCGATTACCCTAAAACGTTCAAGTTTGTAGGCTGGCATCCTCAATGCCGCTGTTACGTTGTGCCTATATTGTCAGACTACGACGAGTACAACCAAGACCGCGCCAACCGCTTAAAGGCTATTGTACGCGGCACAGCCTACAAAAGTCTGCCTTCACGCCGTTCTGTTGTGGACGTTCCGCGCAAGTTCCGGGAATACATAGACAGCATATTAGAACGTTCCAAAGGTTGGAAGTCGCAACCTTACTACATTCGCGACAACTTTGTAGGCGGCAAGATTGAAGGAGGGCTTAACCCGATTATTCCAACCAGGACGATGAACACCGTACAGCCCTGCACGGAGTTTGACGGACGTATAGCCATGCTTAAACGTTGGGCTTACGCTTTCGGCTTAGACCTTTCCAACGTGGATAGCCTACGCACGGCAGGAAACCGCGCCGCACTATTGGCAGAGTTGGAACGGCTGGACGAGATAAGCATGAAGCGGCAGGATGCATGGATAGAAGCGTATAACGAGCTTTCCAACTTTGCCAAGACGCAAGCCAATGGCAACAAGGAGATAACGGACATTTGCAACAAGGAACTGCGCGACAACGCTGTTACGACTTCGCATTATTACGGAGATTGTACCTGCAAGCTAAAGGCGGCGTTTAGTGCAGTGGTGGCAAAACTTGCAGCAGTTGTAAACGCCAGCGGCGACAAGCCACACCCGGCATTAAAGAAGAAATACAC